ATCACTTGTAAGGGTCGAAAACCAAATTGTTTATCACCGTGTGTATCATTTCAACGGTTATTTGAGTTGCTTAACTTCTAGAAGTACTTAGCTTGATCTCCAGGTGAGAATTGTAATCCAAGACCTTTCACTATGATCACGTGATAGTATAGCTCAGCGCCAAAGATGTTGTCAACAACACCATAGCGAGTGAGCAAACCAACGCGTGGAGCGAAGTCATTGGGACCAATTGTCCTCTGAACCATTACAGGAATGTACGGGCAATAGATAATACCGGTGTCATAGAATTCAGGTCCTTTGTAACCGAGTAACACGTAGTTCAATTCTTGACTACGAGTTGCTGGTTGATTAAGACCGCCTGTGCTACCAACATTACCAATCGACTGAGCTTCAGTGCGAGTGTCGCGATATACGTTAAAACGACCGCCGAGATTTCCAACCCGAGCAATTCCAACCGGCTGAGTGTTGACGTTGCCTTGAACTTGCATCCACTGAAATTCAGGGAGCATTTCCAAGATAGCGGCAACCTTTGGTGTAGAAACTAAAAAGTTAGCTGCACCACGACGGTTACGAATAGCAATACGGTTAGCTTCAACGATGATCTTTGCGTACAAATCGCGGTTTCGCTCAGCGAGCCAGCGTCCATCTGCTGTAGAGGGTTCCCAAGTACTATATCCATCACCAGATCCTGCGTTTAGCGCGACCTGAACCATTCTCATGAGCATTTCACGATCGATTTCGGCTTGAATTTCATACGACATAGCGTTGGTCAATTCAGTATCGATATCAATTCCGTTCATGTTCTTGAGGTCTTGTTCAAGTTCTACACTCCACTTGGCACCTAAACGACGTGTTCCGGCTTCTACAGCAGTCTTTTCAAAAGAAACTTCCATTTGAGGAATGTTGCTTGTGAGTTCAAAGTTGCTGAGTAACTCGGCTACACCGTCATCTCCTTCGCCAAAGGCGAAGTCGCTATTACCAGAAAGAGCGTCAGAGCTCGCTCCAGTAAAACGGGTGTCAAGGTGATTGTAACCTACTTCTTTTCCTGCAGCGGCTGCTGAGGAATTGCGAAGGTTGAAACCAGGTGTGCTATCGTTTTGGGATCCGTCACCACCAAGGGCTCCTTCACCGTATTTGTAACGAAGTGCAAATGCTAGTCCAACAGGTCCACTCATGGGCTGAACTCCAACGATTTCGTTAGTGATCAGCTCAGGGAAGGTACGACGGATCATAGGGATCAGAATCTTTGGAAGACGTGAATCACCAGAAGCGTATCCGTCACCAGCACCAGCTGGTGAACCGATTCCGATTCCACTTGATCCAAGAACTCCACCAGATCCAGCTACATTAGCCTCGCTCAAACACCATGCTTCTTGGTTTTCCAAGAGGATGGCAGTATTAACGCGGTCATGCTCGCTGTCGATTGCGGCTACATTATCAGAAGTGTAATCCAACACGGGGCTCCATTTCTCCAAGAGAGCGCTTGCGCGATCCTTGTCGATATAAGCGGGGGAAGGTTTTACTGACATAATAATTTTGTTCTCCTTGTTTGCTTTGACTCAGGTTGTATAAACCTCATATTATAATAAATTGATTAGGTACGACGTAACTCGTCCATGTAATTTGGTAACAACCCGGATTGGGGTTCATTAGAAGATCTAGTCTCGTTAACAACACTCTCTTTTTGTTCTGCAATCACTTGTTTTTTGGTTGGTCTATCCACAATCTGTTTGGCTGATGCAGCTTCTCTCTTGAAACCCTCAAGTCGTTCCTCTTCAGTCTTCTCCAGTAGTTTCAACGTGTATTCATAATTTTCTTCGATGAACTCTGGTGTCTTGTTTCCTAAAACCTTGAACATATATTTTCTTTTAGTTTCTGGAAGATCTTTGGTTCTTGATTCTAAAACTAATTGAGATCGAGCACGAACAAGCTCTCTAGTGAGTTGTTCGTTATTTTCGTTCAATGAAGACACTTGTTTGTCTAATGTTTGAATTTTGTTCTTTCCGTCCTTGACTGCTCCACGAATGGTGTCTTGAGCCAGCGCGCTATCAACTGCTAGGGCTTCTCTCAATTGTTTCAACATGCGAACAGCACTTGTGTTGTTCATCGCGCGTTTGATGTCTTCTTGAGGAATTGCTCGTTCAAGATACAATTCAAGATAGTTGCTGATGTTAGTCACCACCTCTTCTTTAAAAACTAGAGCGTCTTCATTTAATGTTTTATTAAATTTCTTAGCTGCTTTAGCTAGTTTAGATGCATGATCAGTGTTGATAGCTTCCACCAGCTTGTTTAGCTTACCAGTGTGGTCGGTATCAATTGCTTCTAACAGCTTCTCTAATTTGGCTGCATGATCGTCATCCTGCTCTGCCAAGGCTTTCTCTACATGTAAAGCAACTCGCTCTTTCACTGATCCCTCGAATACAGCTTCAATTTCTGCCAGAGCGTCCTCGGTCAGAATGCCTTCTGTTGCTTCCTTTAATACACTTGTTATTGTTGCTTTATCACTCATTTTTTGAAAATATTTTTGGTTTTTGCTCGTTTCATATGTTTGGTTAGCTTCTGTTCTACAGCTGCTTGTAAATATTTATCCGCTTGCGCGAAATTTCCTTCCATTACATTTTGGATAAACTGTTTGATGTTTAGATTGGTTGGTTTGTTTGTATTGCTCATTGCTGAATATTAGTATTTATTCTTCACACCACTCAAGAATTTGAGAACTTGTTCTTTTAAGTATGATTCTACATCATTTTTAGGTAATGTTGATATGTTTTTTTCAAAATTATCATACAACTCACAAAAAGTACCATCTGCATTAC